TCACCTCCGTCGCCCCCGCCACCCACCTCGGCGTATACGGGCACAGCGTGCATCGCCGTCCGCAGCAGCGGCCGTTGGCCAGGAGCACGGCGGCAGGGGTGGGGGGCGTCATGGGGCAGTTGGCCACGGGATCGGGCCTTCGCCGCTGTAGACGCCGGGGAGATCGCGGAGGGCCTGGCGATACGCGGCCCATGCTGCCTGTTGTGACTCGGTGAGCGGCGCGTCGGCGGTCTGCGTCCAATCGGTCAGGCCCATGAGCAGGTCGCGAACGTGCCGCAGATAGGCGATGCGGTCGCCTTCTGGCGGCGGCGATGCCATCGCGGCGAGCAGCACCTTGCGGACGACCTTCGGCACCTCTAGCCCGCAGCGGAGCATTGAGCCTTCGCAGCCAATAGGCGCAGAGGCGGGCAGCCCGAGGGCGATCAGGTCGGCGTAGTCGATGGGGGGGAATGTCACGATACGCTCACTAGATGCGGGGTTGCCATAAACCAAGTCTGGCTGGTCGTACCGCCGTTATTCACAGCGATGTAGGCCGTAGGCTGTCCGCTCGCCGTGATCGTCGTTGGCCCCCCGGTCGTGCTGAAAGTCGATGCAGTCGCACCGTTCAGCGAGTGCGAGATCGTGACGGTTCCGCTGCCATTGCTGCGGACCACGATCTCGCTGAGATTTCCGCTGAAGTCGCTCGCAGCAGCGTCTATGCCTGTGTCGGAGGATGTCAGCGAAGTTCCGTTATGAGCGAGCAGCCATATGCGGCTTTGGCGAATCTCAAATCCGATGCCTCGGCCCGAAAGCGTTTCCCACGCAAAACCACCGTTAGCCAAAGTCCCGAACAGATACCGCAGCACACCAGTTGCCGGGCATTGCTGCCGATACGCGCGACAGTAAAACGTCGCCGGGAGCGACCAATCGTATCCCTGATTGGTCTTTGAACTTGCCCACAGCGGCTGCGACAGATAAACCGCCGACGAACCGTTGGCTGTAGTGTTGCTTAACACCGAGACGAACGCTGGCGAGTGGTTTGTCTGAACGCTTCCGCCGCTCGCCGTGAACGTAGACGGGAAATTCACGCGAATCCACCCAGCCAGCATCGACCGCCCATTCGCCGGATTCATCGCGACATTTGTCGCCGTGAGGTCTTGCGCCTGTGCCTTAGTGGCGTAGGTGACGCTCGCGGAAGGCGCGGACCATGCCCCGTCGCCCCGCAGGAACGTAGTCGCATCAGCCGTCCCGCTGCCGAGCCTCGCCGTGGCGACGGTGCCGGATGTGATGTCGGCTGCGGAGTGGGTGTGCGATGCCGCCGCCGCGTCGATGTCGCTCGCCGTGAGAGCGTCGGTGCCACCCGTCGCGTGCGTTGATTTGTGGGCGGTCGGCGTGCGGGCGTCGGAGAGGCGGGCGTCGTTCCCCTGGCACGCCGTGCCGCTGGTCGTGCCGTAGGACACGACGAGAGCGCCGCCAGAGGTCGCCAGCCCCGTGCCGACAGAGATGCCGACCGTCTGACTCGCGTAGGTGATCGGAGCCGTGGCAGACACGACGCCGGGGTCTCCTTGCGGGCCTTGCGGGCCGGTGGCGCCAGTGCCCCCCGCAGCCCCGGCCGGGCCTTGGATTCCCTGCTCACCGGGATCGCCCTTCGGCCCCTGCGGGCCAGCGACACCGGCCGGGCCTTGGACGCCCGGTTCACCTTGGTCACCCTTCGCCCCGGCGACGCCTTGAATCCCCTGGATGCCCTGCGGCCCTTGGACGCCTTGCGACCCCGTCGCCCCAGCCGGGATCGTGAAGTTCAGCACAGCCGCCGATGTCGTGCCAGCGTTGACCACGCTCGCCGACGAACCCGGCGCACCCGTGGTCACGGTGCCAACCGCCACGGACGCAGCCGCTCCAGCCGTTCCCGTAGGCCCGACGCCACCGGACACCGACACGTCGATCTGCGTCTCGCCGACGCTCGCCGTGATCTGTTGCCCGCCGCTGACGGTTGCGTTGATCGGCATCAGAGTACCTCGACAACCCCGGTGAGAGCCGTTCGCGTGGCGTTGTTCTCAGTCCATCGCATCTGCCAGCCGTATGTCCCGCGAGCCAGTGCCGCCGTCTGTGCGTCGGTCAGGCTGATATTCACCTGGCCAGCGGTCGCCGAAACGAACGACACCGCGAACGGCTGCACCTCGGTGTGGCTCACCAGTGAGGTCATGCCAGCGGTGACGGTGTAGCCAGCCATGCCAATCGAGAAGTCGATGAGCGTCGAGAAGTCATCGCCGCGAGCGAAGGACAGATTCAGCGTCCCGGGCGTCTGGTCGTAGGAGTTCATGCGTCACCCCCCGCCCGGGTTCGGCACAACGCGAGCGCCGAGCGTCCTCTGAATCTCGCGCTGCCCCTCGGCGATGCGGTCCATCGTCGCTGCCTGTCGTTCCTGTGATTTCTCGATGCCGTCGAGCATTTTCTGGGTGGCGTCGAGGAACTCGGTGTGCCTGCTTACCATGGGGATGACGACTGTCGCGTGGACGTTCGACGCGCCCTCGCGGATCATCCACAAAACAAAGCCCAGAATCACGCACGGTGCGCCCAGGCGGAACAGCCCATCAAGGATCGTCTGCTTTGTCTCAGCGGTCATTTCTCGCATCCATGCGCAGCAAAACACTCTAGGTATTATACAAGCGGGTAGCCTCCCGCATGGCGGCATCGACGCTCGCCGCCAGGTCGTCCAGGGTGCCTTCGTTGAAGAGTGTCAGATCGACCAAATCCCGCATGATTCCATCCTCGCTCTCATGCGAGGCCGCCCCGCCCACAAGGCACGCCTGCCCCGGCCGCACCACCTCCCAAATGACCCCGCCGCGGACCTTGATGGCCTCGGCCTCGTTGTCGAAGCGAACGTCGGTGATGACAGTGAACGGAATCACCCGCCGCATCGCCCGGTCCACCCAGATCGACTCCTTGACCATCTTCCGGCCGAACTCCGTCCCGAGAAGTTGGAGAAGCTCGCGCGGCGACTTTCCGATCCAGTCGATCGCCGCCTCCTTGTGCCGCCGATCCTTGAGTTTCGTTTGCGAAATACCCGTGATCGCCTCGACGGCCGCGTAGAGCGGGTCCGCGAACGCTATCTCGGCGAAGCCGTGCCGATGCACTAAAAAGTGGGCCACGGACCCCTTGCCGGCCCCTGCCGCCCCTGCCAGTCCGATCAGCATTCCAGCACCTCCCCGTCAAAGAGAATTTTCACCCCAAGCGGGGCGGCGAGCCTCCTGACCGCCACCCCGCCTTCCCTGAGAATCTGCTCGCCCGTCGCCACCTCGCTCGCCCACCGCACGGGCGTCTGGGCCCACGGCGTGGCGTGCCCCACGACTTCGCGGATGCCGGCCTCCACGATCGCCCGGGCGCAGTCGGAGCAGGCAAACCAGCAGCAGTAGAGCGTGGCCCCCGCCGTGGCCGTCCCCGTCCTCGCCGCTGCGTAGATCGCCGCCCGCTCGGCGTGCTCGACGAACTGGTACTTGGCGGGCCGCGTCAGCCGTGGCTCGACGCCAGCAGGGAAGTGGTTTGCCACAGCGATACGCAGGCCATTCAGCGGCACCAGCACGGCGCCGTTCTGGGTGGTCCGGTCGTCGGACCATACGGCCGCCGTCTTGAACGCGAGCCGCAGGAAGTCTTCGTCGTTCATCTACTCCACCCCTGCAACGTGCATCGACACCAGGCCGCCCTCGGGGCGGTAGAGGAACGTCTCCATGCACTGCCTCGCGCCGATGAAGCCTCCGGCCGAGTGCCAATCGTCCGGCGGGACGACCGTGGGGGCAGTTCTGACGATCACTCCATCAAGCGTGTCCAGCGGCTTGTTGTGCTCTGCGGCCTGGTGGTGAAGGTGGCCAGTGTGCCACTCGCGGTAGGCGCTCTCGCTCCACGCCGCAGACTGCTCAAGGGCCATGATCTGCGGCAGTTTCTTCTTGGCCTTGTGGCCGTGGCAGAAACCAAGCAAGTTGCGGCCGTGCGATGCGTACTGCCGGCTCGTGAACTGCATCCGCACCGTCACGCCAGGCACGTTTCGGTAGCGTTCCATCAGGATTCGCTGAAACGCCCAACTCAACACTTCGTCGTGATTGCCGTTGACCGTCAGGACTTCCGTAGGCGCTGTTGCCGCCGACCGCTCGACGATCCCCAGAAGGACGTCGGACGCGACATTGATGACCTTCTGGATGCGGCCATCCCGCTCCAGCGGCGTGCCGCCCGTCGTCGTGCCGGCTGGGGTGTCGAAGTGGAAGAGGTCGCCCAGAAACGCCACCGTCCGCAGTTCCGGCCCGTATTCGTCTCCAGCAGCGAGCAGTTGGTTCGTGGCCGCCGTCACCCGGCCTTCGGCGATGCCGAGGTCGTAGTCGGCGCCGCCGGTTGTTTTGCCCCAGGCGTAAGCGCCAAAGTGAGTATCGGAGACGATGAGAACCTGCCACAGCCCGGCTTTTTGTTTCTTGCGGGCCGGGCGAGGCTGCCTGGGCAGCCGAATGTCTCTCTTCGCCGCCTCGATCATCCCCTCGACGCACTCGCGGACGCCGGGGCCAGCCTTCGGCTTCAGACGGACGAAGACGCGGTGCAGTTCGATGCTCCCGCCTTCACCGTCGCCGCACTCCCATTTGGTGGCCTCGCTCGCCGCGATTTCGTAGCGGGTCATGTCCGCTTCGATGTGTCGCAGGAGGTCTTCGACGGTCTTGATGCGGCGGGAGGTGCTCTTCGCCTCCAGTGTGTCGCCGGTCTGCCGCTGCGTGACTTGTTCGGAGTCGGCGGCCGGCGTCTCTGCGGGCAGGGCCGAGATCACGGCAGCCTTCAGCCCCTTTGCAGCCATGCTTCGACTCCTGGGAATCCGATCTTGCAGATGCCGCGCTGGACAAGTTGCTTGGAGATCGCCTTGGCGAGCGTGCGGCGTGGCGTCTTGATCGCGCCAGCGAGGAACTGCTGCTTGATTTCGTCCAGTTCCGCCTTGGCCTCTGGGGAGACGCTGTCGATCCAGTAGCCAATCCCGTGGTAGGTCTTCGGGAGCAACGAGACTACGGCGTCAAGGAGACTCGCCTCGGAGGCTCCAGAGGACGCGGCCGATGTCTCTGGCGGCTTCGGTAACGTGCTCTTCGCTGGCTGTCGGGAACGAGACATGGAGGCACTCATGCAGGATCGTCTCCAGGCGTGCGCGGCCTTTGAGCCGCGACTCGATGAGAATCTTCCGCGGCATCTTTGGATTCTTGGCGTCGGGTAGGTAGGCCCACCCGGCCGCATCGCCCCGCAGCCGCGTGAAGCGGAGGAGCCACCTGACGCCGTGGATCGTGAAGTGATGGTCGGACGGCATGAGTATAAGCGTACAGGGTAGCCTGGGGTGTCAAGGGTTGGACTGGATGGGGCGATCGCCGAGGTAGAACCGCTCGACCGCCTTGTAGGAGTCGCGGATCGCGTACTGGGCCTTGAAGCCGACGTCGTTCAGCCACGTCTTACGCCCCTGACATCCGCAGCCGCCGGGCTTGCCCTCGGTGCGGGTGAGCTTCTCGACCCGCTCCTTCGTGATGCCGATGGCCGTGAGGCCACGCTCGACGAGGTCGCCGATTGGGACGGGCTTCCAATCGTCGGCCCTCGGACGCGGATAAGCGGGATGGTCAACGTCGATCAGCCAGCGGTCGCCGTCTTGCTCCACCACGCAGCCCATTACGTCGGCGAGCTTGTATCCGCGTTGGCGGCAGCGGTTTTCCAGTTGTGATCTGTGGCAGCGGAT